ATAACCTTCCTCTCCAGGGCTGAACCCCTCAGCCTTTTTGTCTACTTCGTGGCGAGCAAACCAAGCACTCATCTCGACGATTGTGTCATCACTGAGTTCGTTGCCGCTGAGAATTTGAGTGGCGCGACGAGCGGCTACTTCAGTACCACCATCGCGGCCATCCTCTTTCCAATCTCTATAACGTTGCGCTTCTTCGCGCATACCTTCAGTTGGCATTGCAGGCATCACTCAACCTCCTCTGGGAGTTCATCAATAATGTCACGATCAAGCTCAACATTAAGCGCTTCGGCTGCTTGCTGTTCACGAGAGAACTCAGTGAGGTTGTCAAAGAAGTCTCCGCCAAGCTTCGCGACGATCTGAGCCTTGGTCATGTAACCAGCCTGCTCCATCTGGCGATAAGCTTTTGCTTCTTTCAATGGATCAACCCAATCCCATCCGCGAGCCATCCATCGCGGAGTGTCATAACGCTCAGGACGTGAATCGTAATCATCGAACGGAAGCTCACCAGCCAATACAGCTAAGTCAAGCCACTCGCGGAATACCCGATTATGAAAGTTTTCGATCAAATAAGACTGAATGACCTTCCAGTGCTCACGATCTTCAAGCAAACTCAACCGGCTGCTGCTGTAATTCGTCTCGCTGAAATCACGCGATAAAGTCTCATAGCTGCAGCCAAAACCTGATGCAAAACGCCGAACCTTATTCTTCACGAACATCTCGTACTGCTGATCAGGTGAACTGATGTTTGGAACCTCAACATTCTGACCAGGCTCTAAATATTTCCACATACCAGGCTCAAACTCGCTAATTCTGCGATCAGCTTCGACATCATCGCCCTCAAGCTCACCCTCTGGGCTTGTGACAAATCCCATCACAGAAGCGCCAGCGCGAGCGCGAATCACAGCGGCTTCTTCGTAACCCTGCAACTGATGAGCATCAGCCATCACTGAATGGAACCAGGGCACTCCGCGATGCTGTTGCGGACGCTCTGGAATGAACAGGTGAATTACGTCTGCCGCAGGCAGAAAAACATGCTTGTCACCTTTTTGCGGTGCATTTTGAAACCAATAGTCACCAGGATGGCGAGTCAAGAACGCATAGCGAACAGGGCGGCCCCATTCGTTGATCTCAACGCCCATCCTCCACTCATTGAGCTTCGCAAGCGTTGGTCCCTGATACTCCTCATCAAGCACATCAGACTCGATCATCTCAAGTGCTAATGGCACCCTGCTGCCCCCAAACGGACGCCGGATGATGCGAAACAACGCTTCGCCTGATTCAGGTAAAGCACCAGTCGCCAGCCATTCCATCATGTGGAAGCTATGTCGCCCCGCAACATCGCAATACTGCGCACGGGTCCATAAATGCCACTTCTCTTCAATGAGGCGATTAATCGCTTCACTAGGCTTCCGGCCTCGAACCTGCTGAACCTGGGACTGAAGCTTGATGCCACTGCCAACGACATTGACCTGAGTGGTGCGCTTGGCCTGCTTTGCATACGGATTATTCCGTACCATCTCACGCGAACGGTCGCGCAATTTGCTCAAGCTGTTGAGAATCTCCGCGTCAGCACTAGCCCTAGTGCTCATCCAGTCGCTAGTAAGACGCGAAACAATCGCACCCGCATAGCTACGGCGACGGCGACGAGGCTGATCCCGTGGCACTCGCTGGAGCCCCAGCGTTCTTAGAAATCGTGTACGGAGTCCCATCAGCTTCTATTAAACCGGACATAGAGATTATGCGGATCGCCGAGGCCAGAGGCGATTAACTTGGCTTTATTCTCCTTTGCCACAATAGACTTCAATCTTGACTCAAGTTCAATTAATTCCGAAAGATCGTATCGCTTTAAATTACGACTTCCGATTTTGTACTCAGAAACAGCGCCGCCAGAAACGATGGACCTGATGGCTGCTTTTACTGCATCCAAGTCCTGTTGAGCCTGCGTCCTGCCGTCAAAAGCTCCAGGTGTGCCCGTATACGCCAAAGAAGGGCGAATCTCAATCTGGCCTCGGCTGTATTCCTGAACAGTGCTATCACCGATCTTCGTGAGAACAGCTTGAAAAAACCAGTCAGGACTGGGGTCTGCTGAACCAGTCGCGGCAGCAGTCAGCGTAGTCTTCCAGCCGCTGTTGTAAGCAACCGCCGTTGCCGTTAAGCCCTGCGAATTGGTGTTAAGGCGAAAGTAATAGACCAGAGAGTGAGTGGCGCTGGTTACAGCATCGCCAAACACGTCAACAGTCTCGGCATCAACCCATACCGCATCCACGCCGCTTGTTATGGATGGAGGGATTGCCATCTACATAAGTCACTTGATATTGAGCAGTCTAACTCCTACCAATGATTAACGAAACTTTTCTGAGTTCGCTTTGCCGAAGCTGCACGCTTGGACTCTTTCTGTTCTTCAGGGGTTGCTTCCATCTGATCCCATAACGTTCTGCGGTCTTTGATTTGATACACGCGATTTAAAGCCGCGTATGCGTAAACAAGCTCGTCCAATGCTTCGTTTCTTGCACTGCTGCTTTTCACCCAAATTCTCACCGGGAATCCATTCTTGTACTTAAGGATCTGCTTTTCTGCCGTCAATTCTTCAAAATAATCTTTCCCGACTGTTGGGTAAAAATGCAAATACCCTGGGCCGACATCGTTGTGCCTCAACCTACCGAACAGCAGTGACTTGATCGTGTCCGATCCAACCGGGAAAAACTGCGCTCCCTTCTTGAGCGTTTTGCCCTTCGCGTTTAGGTCAACCTTACTTGCCTTGCCAATTGGCGGCTTGTTCCTGGTTGACATGCCCTTGATCGCAATGACGCCCAAGCTCTGACGTTCCCTTGCATACTGGTACACCTCGCTGGTGTGGTGGCCGCCGCTATCGATGGCTACCACCATTGGCTTCAACTCACGACCATCCTCAGACTTGTAAGGCGTCTGCACAATCTCGTCCAACTGCTTCCACACGTCTTTCCGCGACGGTTCGCCGTAAATTTTCACCCTGTCGATCAACCACCCCTGCTCTTCGCGGCCCCATCCCCAAACACTGAGCGACAGTCGATCATCCTGCGTGTCACAGCCAACAGTGAGCAACAATGCCTCTGCAGGCACCACGCCCTGCTTGTACTTTTCATCGGCTGAACGTTCGCTGAGACCGTCGGCATTAACCTTCGACGCATACTCGTCTTCCCACGTCTCGCCCAGAACAGTGTTCACGAATGTCTTCAGCTGCTCTGCGTCGTTTTTCGCATCAAGAAACTCCTCAACCAGAGTTGACCAGCTTGCGTTTGGGCTGTAGCTGTAAGCCGCCCAAATGTGGAACGAAACATGCTTACCATTACCAGGCGCGGTGGGCCGCCACTCACCGCGTTCAACCATCCAACGCTTCTTCGCTGCCGGGATCCATACGCCACAGCTTTCGCAGCAGTAACTAGCCGTGTCAGGGTCGTTGTCGCGCCACTTCATATTTGCCCATTTCAAATACTGCATATGACCGCAATCGGGGCACGGCACGAAATAACGCCTCTGGTCGCCCTGCAAAAACATTCGCTCGACACGACTGAAGTCCTTAACCGTTGGAGTGGACCCCGCCACGATTTTTCTGTTCCAGTAATACTCAGTACGCCTAATGCCAAGCTTGATCTGGTCGCCTTCAGTACCAGCCGAGGGTGGGTAGCCGTCAACCTCATCAAATAGCACCACTCGCCTACTGACCCGCCTGAAGCCACGCGGACTGTTAGCGCCCACCAAACTCAGGCTCCCGCCAGGAAACTGCTTCTGCAGGATCGTGTTGGCTCCGTCTTTTGACTTGGCCTCGCTCACTACACCTTTAAGGCAAGGCGTGTCACGCAACATCGGCGCGATCTCTTCCTTTGAATAGCCCTGTGCATCCTCAATCGTGGGCTGCACAATCATGATCGGGCACGGATCCTGATGAATATGAAAGGCCGCGACGTGATTGAGAATTTTGCTGTACCCCACACGAGCACTTTTCATCACGCTGATCTGCTCGATCTTCGGATTCGTGATGGCGTCCATTATTCCCTTTTGATAAGGCAGAGTGTGCCATCTACCCCCTTCTGCGCTTGATTCTGCGCTTAGATAGGCATAAGAGTCCGCCCACTCGCTTAAAGTCATCTTTTTTGGCGGTTTAAACGCTAAAGCAGCTGACTTTCTTAGTTTTTCTACGTTATCTACTGTCACCAGCTAAATCTTCTAAGGCTTCGCGCACAATATCATCCAAAACACCAATAGCGTCTGTGTCCAAGTCTGGTATTCGCTGTTTTGCCTTGGTTGGTATCCCTAATAGCTTTGTTCTTGCACGAGTGATAATTTCTGACCACTCAAGCGCAATGTCCTCTGCTTTAACTAGGAGCCCCTCTTTTTGCTGTCGATCAAGTTCAAGCAGCTCTGCCTTTAAATGCTCCGTTCGAGCGCGAGATTCGTCATAGTCGGGGATCGACTCCTGAGTCTTGCTAATCCTCGGCTGCTCACTGCCTGAAGCCATTCTCTCCTCGCGACTGCGCAAAGGCTTCTTCTCCTTGCCTGGGCCAGCGGCTTTTGGACCGATGCCAATTCTCGTTTGAGTGTTCCTGGCCCACTCCTCTCGCATTGTTTCACTATCGACAACAGGCTTGCCATATGCGTCTTTCTTGACCGATAATCTTCCGCTTTTCACTGCTGCATAGACAGCTTCGGGTGATACGCCCAATGCGCGT